GCATAAGTGACTCAGCGTCGGGTGTGTATGCAAATCTAACACACCCGAAGGCAGCGTCTTCCACTACGCTGCTGAGCTACGCTAATAAAGTTGTGACTACGAAAAAACCCTGGCTATGCCAGGTAACAATTTCATCATCAAAATTAATACGGCATAGCTTAAGGGCACAAAAGTACTGCCCCCCGTGTCAGCCACCGACACGTGGATTTTGTTTTTCCTGCTGGAGAATCGTATAACTCCACATTTTCTGATACGGGGTGTCTGTCCCCGCGAGTCCCACATCTATGAAGATGGAGGCTCAGACTCCTGAGGCACTCGCCATGCCACAGGCGCTCCAGTGAAGAAACCTAAATTGAAATCTTCACCGACAGAGACGAAACAATGAATTGCTGCCGCATCAGTGGCAGACGCCTCCCAAATAGTTGACATCCAGTGATATGATCTGAACCCCCCTGTAGTGCTCGTCATATCTGCCTGCTTGGCAGGCGAAAAACGAACATTCATATGATAGGGTATTTCAGCCTCAACAACTGGATTGTGTAAAGTGCTGGTAACATAAGCACCGTCCCACGTATGAGGAATAAGCATTTCATTTTGTCGCACGCGATCAGAATGATTCCCACCCTCTTGTGTGATCAACACAGTTTCCTGCTGATCATAACCACTCACGGACGATGCATCTCGAGCAACCATCATCAAAGATGTTTCCTCTGTGTTACCGCCTGTCCGGAAGTATTTCCACCGCAGACCACCTCTCCTGCCAGTAAAGGCAGGAGTAACGTAATTCAACAATGTCATTTTACAGTAATTGTAAGGCGTTGCTGCGGCGGGTATTATTGTCTCGTGTACAGCCCCCGGTGCATAACCTCGATAATATGGAAAATTGCTATTACGCAAATTTATCAACGTCGAAGACCAAATTGCACCAACGGACGACACTGCCGAGTGATAGTTATACCGCTTCAAACATTGGCGAAATGATGTTACTGGATCACCATAATACACACATGAAGTGTGATCTTGGTCAGACAACATCGGTGCCATCATTTGTGACGGTTCTTCTTTCATCGGTTCATCTTCACGCTTCGTGAGATCTGCATCAGGCTGATTCATTGGTTGACCTCCAACTTCGGCCATCTGAGGGGTGAAAACTTCTCCCATCTGAGGTTGAAACCAGACCAAGTCTTCGATATTCCGAGAATCGGGATCGAATACCTCAAAATCATCACTAGCGGACACAAACACGTTGACTTCAATGTCATTGTTGGTCGTGGAATTGGGAACAGTTAGATCGTTCACCACATACACAGACAAGATTCCATTCGCATTGTTACCTGGATCTGCTCCAAGAGCAGAGGTACTATACGGTATGGCATCCTGTATGGGATTGCGGTGGTTGAGCAAACTCTTCTCATGACCCCAACCGATAGCAACGGTAAAGTCTCGTTCTTTTGCAAGATCGATAATATACGTGTAATTTGTGTTATACTCGTTCGTAAGAGGATATGAAGGATCGTAAGTTATCTTGAGACGTCCTTTATGAAAGGACGACGCGACTACCTGAAATCGAAACTTCATTGTTCCTCTCCATCTGCGAAATGGAAGAGCAGCGAAACAACAAGCGGGCATATGAAGCTCGGCATTTGTTAAATTTAGCTCATTCCACAACACGGGTGAAACTTCGGTATTCCACAATAGTGTCTCAGCAGAATCTGCCACGGCCCACCCGAACTGTGTAAGAAAGGACTCTCGTTGTGCAATTGATTTGATTGACATCTCATCAGTTGAACCGAGACCCATCACACGCGGATCGACGGTGAGCTCCTGCTTGGCATCCAAGGTTAACTTATTTGACGTGTCAGGCACATTGGCATTAGCCATGTTACCTAACAAAGTCGGCTTGTACGGTTGTATATCCGCAAGTTCAACCGGCCTTGAATAACCAAACATCGAAGCTATACCCGATACTGTATTTGCGGCCATCTGTGTGGCTCGCGCATACATGCCTATACCAGGTATATTACTAAGAGCGCCTGCAGCTTTGGCAACAACGCCTGCTGGGCGCGATATTGGACCCGATCCATATTCATCCTTCGCTTGGGGTGTGAAAACCTCTCCCATCTGCGGCGATAGAGCACCTGGCTCATTTGCCGTAGGGATGGAAAGAGAAACTTCCTCAGCC